CACCGGAGTTCCTGGACTTGGACCAGTCTGTACTGTGTATCCAGTGGCTTCTTCGCCGCTGTAGGTATAGTCCTGCACCAATGGAATAATTTCAGAAAATTCTGTCAGTATTTCAGTGTTGCCAATGACTGGAGCACCGTCTTCCAGTGTGCCGTTACCAATATACAGTCTGCGTTCGTCTATACTCCAACCGAATTCAGCGCCTGCCAGTTGTGGTAGATTTTCCTGTAACCCTTTACGCTGGGTAATTCGCGAAATTTGTACAATAGCCAATTTAGTTGTCCTCTGTGATTAACTATTTAGCATATAATACTGCTCTACACGTTTCCACCAAAGTCCACGATATTTTTCAAACTCGTCGCCTTCTAACACAAATTCCTGGTATTCAGGTTCAGTAAGCACGTTGCCCATGTCATCTGTGGTGGGCTTAACACACATTAAAATAACACCCTTACGAATGTTAGTTCCGTGCAGTTCATTGTGTGCTTCTGCATAGGCACAGAGTTGTAAAAAATAATCGTCAATCCATTCGCGTTTTTTAGGCTTGTTAGTTTGTTTATAGTCTAGGATAGCTTCTTCGTTTAGGTGTACACCAGCAGCATCTGTTGTGCCTGCATACACCCGGGAAAAATACAGCGGAACTTCATAGCCCCAGAACTCATTCACACGGTCGGTGATTCCCTGGTCAATTACCACTTGTGCCATGGCATGACTGGCCCAGCCAAATGGATTAGTGCCACGATCTTTCAGCTCACCATTTTTTACATAGTGTTCTAAATAAGTGTGCATACGTGTGCCACGGTTGGCAGCCTCAGTGGTGATCTGCTGTGCCTTTTCGTGGCCAACACGTCGTCGCCATTGTTCAAGAATTAACTTCTTTTCTTCTGGCTTGGTTTTGTCAAGGATGGTTGTTACACTGGGTAACTTGTTGCCGTCGGGTGTGGCATAGAAACGTTTGCCGTTTACTTCTACACGCGGCACTGGTGTGTAATTAAATTTTGGATTGTACATGTTGCAAATGAGAGTTATATATGTTTATAGGCGTCTGACAGTAGATCAAACAGTTTAGAATTTTAATTTTGATTAATTTTAAATTTAACAAATTGATTATAAGCATCTAACACTTGAGTAAATTTAGTTTCTCGCCACTTGAAAAATACTGCCAAGCGGGGATTCTCATCAGTGGGTGCGTCAGGACAGTAAACACTGTGGCATTTATCAACATTGAGTATATAAGGAAATTTATCAATTTCAACTTTGCAAACTTCAGTTACCTTGTCTGGATTGACTACTGTTGAGTTAGACTGACGAGTTCTGTCAGTTAACAGTGTATGAGTGTATGCGTTTTCGAGCAATTCTTGTTTTATGAACTCAGGAAGAAAATTAAAATCCCAGAGTGTTTTGCATTCAGGCCAAGACTGATCCTTGATGTCTGAATAGTGTTTGTTCCATTGGAGAATATCAATGTTGTGATCATAAAATTTTGTCCATGTATTCGAATGATTCTTCAATGGAAGTATGATACTTACAGTTCTATGACGATCAATATGCACAGGCAATTGAACACCAGTCATTGCTTGTAACCGTATTTCAGGAGCTTCGTTGATTAAATTAAAAAAATACTCATACTCATTGAGTAACAATTTTTCCAATTTCTCTGTTAGATACCAGGTGGTGCATGATGCCATATTAGTAAAGTTATCACCGTAGAAATCAAAAAAACATTGTTTTTCATCAGAATAATGTTTTCCTACTATGTTATTTAATCTCACAGGATCCATGTCATAAAATGCTGCATCTGCAATTGTTAACTTGCTTCTATCTAAATTAGACAATTCTGTTTTTAGATTTAAATTTAACGAAAGATAAGGAGCAGGTTCAAAATAATAATTCATAACTATTAGTCTAGAGGCTTTTAAATACGGAAACTTTCGCCACATCCACATCTATCACGTTCATTTGGATTGCGAAATTCAAAACCTTCATTGAGCCCTTGGCGAACATAGTCAACTGTTACACCTTGTAAGTAAGCACCAGACTTGGGATCAACAAACACTCGGCAGCCAGTACAGTCAAAACATTGATCTGTTGTTTGCGGCGTATCCACATATTCTAACACATAAGCAAGTCCAGAACATCCAGTGGTTCTAACGCCTAATCTTATTCCTTCACCGTGCCCACGCCGAGTTATTGTTTGTTGTATTTTTCGAGCGGCAGCATCAGTTAACGAGATCATGCTTCTTACGATAGTCGTCCACAGCCGCTTTGATTGCGTCTTCGGCTAGAATGCTACAATGTATCTTCACGGGGGGTAAGGCCAATTCTTCAGCGATGTCGGAGTTTTTGATTGCTCCTGCTTGGTCGATGTGCATGCCTTTGACCCACTCTGTAATAAGGCTCGAGCTCGCAATAGCCGATCCGCAGCCATACGTTTTAAATTTTGCATCTGTAATAATACCTGTATCATTATCGACCTTTATTTGTAATTTCATGACATCCCCGCAAGCAGGTGCGCCAACCATACCAGTACCAATATCAGTATCAGTCTTGTCAAAAGATCCGACATTCCGGGGATTTTCATAGTGATCAACTACCTTGCTGGAGTATGCCATGTGTGTTTACTCTGGTTTAATGTTAGATGCCTGCAGGCCTTTTTGTCCTTGAACCACATCGTATGTCACACGTTGATTTTCTTTGAGGACTTTGAAGCCTTGCGTCTGAATTGCTGAATAGTGTGCAAACAATTCTTCGCCACCTTCGTCTGGAGTAATAAACCCAAAACCTTTGGTTTCATTAAACCACTTTACTTTACCTAATGCCATTTTACTACTTTCTAATATGTTAATTTACAATTGCTCTGCTTGAGTTCTTGTTGTTGCTTACCTCAAATGTATTATACTACACTCTGCATGTATTTACTATCATTTTGGTTCTTTTATCCAGGGTTTTTTACGATCACTGAATGTAATTGGTTTGTATTCGTATGATTCTGGGCAAAACTTGCATTGATCAATTTGGTTGTCAATATTATCAATAAACTCTTTGCCACGTGCATCAAACTCATCCACAGTCAATGGTCGATAACTGTGTAGCACAGCACGGTCTTCATTGCTTATTTCAAAATGGTATTGGTCGTCAAATTCTGGCATCAGAGCGGCCGGACCGCACTTGTAGATTTTGCCATTGATCATGTGGTAGTTTTTGAATCTACGGAAGGTGCAGTTTTCGTGTGCTCGAGTAGGGTCACTTTGATACAGTGTGTACTTGCCATCTAGGCGTTCAATGATATTACTCTGCACAAACTTATTGCTCATCCAGGCATGTATTTTTAATTTTTTATTATTGATAAATTGATAGTCACTGCCAATTGGGTCATCTTTACGCTGAGTTTCAACCACTGTTGGACCTAAGAAATTACGCACACGAGTAAATATTTCTTCTCGGTCATCGGGATTGTGTATACTAATACCCAACCAGTTTCCTGCTTTGGGGTCTAGTGCTTCTTCAAGTCCTTTAACACAGTCAATTCTAGTGCCGTTGCTTTGTACCTGTGTGCCCGAATGGTCAGGCCATAGTTTATTAACGCCGTTGATCCATTTGACAATGTCAGGATTAAGCAGTGGCTCGCCACCAAGTATCACAGGATGTCGTATGTCTATTTTTTCAGCCCAGCGTGTGAGAACAGGTTCTGCTTCTGCCCAACTTTGCCAGCCGCTGAATTTATAATTGTTGTATCGGTTACAGCCGTTGCAGGTTAGGTTACACACGTTGGTGATGTAGAATTCTAACTTGTCAATCAAGATTCGGTTTGTCATGTAGCGATATTTAATGCCAGTGACTGGCGAGAGTGTTTTATTGGCGACGTTTCATGGCTGCTTTGGCATTGCTGTCAACAACTTCACGTGCTTGGTCAACACTCATGCCTGTGGTGGCTTCGGTGTTGCCTTTGAATCTCACTACGCCCGAGTTTGGTTCCAGTGGTTCGAGCAAGTTGCTCAATGGTTCACGGCTGATCATGTCACCTAGGTTCTGTTCAGTTACGTTAACGCCCATTGACTGTGCCAAGTCAACGAAGGCTGCTTGGCTGATTTGTTTTGAGGCTGCTTCGTCTTCAGCTCTATCGCTGAGAAACTGACTCAGCGCCGCTAGTTTAAGGGCGCTGTTGGCAGACTCGTCAAACTCACGCAGACGCATTATCTGCGCTCGCGACCTAGGCCAGTTTTAACAGGCTCTTCAAGATCTGCTTCGGCATCAGCAGCCAGTGCATCTAATTCTGCGCCGGGCTCTGGAGGCATATCGGCACCAGCATCCATTGGAGGCATTTCTGCACCAACGTCAGGAGCAGTTTCGCCTGGCACTACGGGTGCTTGACCTGTCACTGTGCCCATGGCAGTTTCTAATTGAATCTTAGATTGTTGTAGGTTCTGTACCATTCCGCCCAGTGCGGCTGTGGCATCTGCATTGAATTTTGTAGCTTGGTCATAACCAATTTCGTTACGGATCTGGTCAACCAGGGCTGGCAAATCTTTGAACTGGATAGAAGTAACCTGTTCAATCATGCGCTGAACTTGATCAACCATGTCTTGACTGGCCAAGATAACCTGTGCTTGTTGTACTTCGCTCTCGGCTAATCGACGTCCTGTTTTACGACGACTTTCAGCGGCCATTGCGGCAGACAAGGCAGCGCCTTGTACCATTTTCTGTTCGTCTGGTGATAGCGTTTGACCGGCAGCACTCTTGGTCATTGCTGACTTGAGTTTAGGATCAGAAATTTTACTGAGAGCCTGTTTTGTTTTGTTAGGGTCTGGCA